CTGCACCAGCCACTCCAAAGCCAAAGGCGGCCAGCCCCGCCACCAGGGGCTCCGCATCTTACCCTGGGCAGTCTACAAGCACGCAAAGGCCATTTTGCCGGAGGTCATCATCATGGAGAATGTGGAGGAAATCCAGCAATGGGGTCCTCTGGACGCCACCGGCAGGCCCATCAAAGAGCGGGCCGGTGAGGACTACAACAAATTCATTGCCTCCATGTGCTCCCTGGGATATGCCTTTGACAGCCGGGAGCTGGTGGCCGCCGACTACGGAGCCCCCACAACGAGAAAGCGCTGGTATGCCATTTTCAGACGGGACAAGCGCCCCATCATCTGGCCCGCACCTACGCACAGCAAAGAGGGCCGCCCTGGCACCGAGAAATGGGTCCCCTGCGGTGACTTCATCGACTGGACCGATCTGGGCCGGTCCATCTTTGACCGGCCAAAGCCCCTGGCGGATGCCACCCTGCGGCGGATTGCCAACGGTTACCGCAAGTATGTGGCAGAAAATCCGACCCCCTACATTGTGAACAACAAAGAGGCCGTGTCTTTCCTCATCCAGTACCACGGCGAAACCAAAGCCGGGGACGCCAGAGGCCAGCTTTTGACTGAACCCATCAAGACCATTGACACCAGCAACCGCTATGGACTGGTGACCGCCTTTGTCACCAAGTTTTACAAAACCGGCATCGGCCAGAGCTGCCGGGAGCCTCTGCACACCATCACTACCTCACCCGGCCACTTCGGGCTGGTGTCTGCTTTCCTCATCAAATACTACGGCACCGGCGGCGGCCAAACCCTTGCGGAGCCTCTGGCCACCATCACCACCAAAGACCGCTTTGGCCTGGTGAATGTGGTGACGGAGCTGGACGGTGAGCAATACATCCTCAAGGACATTTTCCTGCGGATGCTGAAAGCGGAGCCGGAGCTCAAGCTCATGCAGGGCTTTCCAGCGAACTACATCATCACCCATGACTGTGAGGGCAAGCCCTACCCCATCAAGGAACAGGTGGCCCGCATTGGCAACAGCGTGGTCCCCATCATGGCCAAGGTGCTGGTCCAGGCCAACTGCCCCCATTTAATCAGAGAGGAGCTAAGTGCATGAAAATCATCTCTCCCAGCTTTGAAATCCTCACCCCGCTGGACGGCCAGGCCGTACTCAAGCACATTGAGCTGTGCGGGCGGGTGTGCTACAAGTCCGAGGATAAAATCACCGGCACCAGCGCCGCCACCTTTGTGGCCAACATCATCAAGCGGGGCCATGAGGCCGTACTGGAGCACTTCAATATCACCGTCAAGTTTATCTGTGACCGGGGCGTGTCCCATGAGCTGGTCCGCCATCGCCTGGCCTCCTACTGCCAGGAGAGCACCCGCTACTGCAACTACTCCAAGGACGGCTTTGGCGGAGAAATCACCGTCATCTGGCCTTATTTCCTGGCGAAAGGGAGCACCGCCATGCAGCATTGGGTGTGGGCCTGCCGCCAGGCGGAGGCGTCCTATTTCAACATGCTCACCTTTGGCTGCACGCCCCAGGAGGCCCGGTCCGTGCTGCCCAACAGCCTCAAGACGGAGGTGGTGATGACCGCCAACCTCCGGGAATGGCGGCATTTCTTTAAGCTCCGCACGGCCCCGGCGGCCCACCCCCAGATGAGGGAGCTGGCCATCCCGCTGCTCCGCCGGATGCAGGAAATGGTCCCCGTGGTGTTTGATGACCTGGAGGTGGCCCATGAAAAGAGCTGAAATACTGGAGGCGGCCCGTGTCTGCGTCTGCGGAGAGCGTGAGCGGGACTATGGCACCCCGGAAAACAACTTTGAAACCATCGGCCTGCTGTGGGGTGTCTACCTCCGAGCGGCCCACCCGGAGCTGGCCAAGGTCATGGCTGTCAACCACATCACCGCCAAGGACGTGGCCGCCATGATGGGGCTGCTCAAGGTGGCCAGGATTGCCACCGGCTCCAGCCCAGACAGCTTTGTGGACCTGGCCGGTTATGCGGCCTGTGCCGGTGAGATTGCCACCAAGGAGGACAGCAATGTCTAAGAACAAGAAACGCCGCCGCCCGATGCCCAAGACCTGTGACCCCAACGTGTGTGACCATTGCATGTATTTGGGAGAGGGTGACTTTGTGTGTGACCTCCACGGCCTGGGGCCGGAGGAAACTGTCTTTGTCATGGAGGATTGGGAGCCCACTGAGCATTTCCTCCAGTGCCGCCGTGAGGCCCGCCATGAATAGGCGGGAGCGGCGCAAGCTGCAAAAGCAGGGCGTCCAGGTGCCCAAGGACCCCAGCATCAACATCAAGCTCTCCGACCTGGGCCGGGGCATTATGACCCCGGCCATGGAGAGCGCCATGATGCACGAAATAAACCAACAATGCCTTGAGGCGGATGCCCGTTTTTCCCTTGACCTGGACACCATGGTGCTCTGGACCCTGTACCAGTGCTATGGCTGGAGGGAAAAGCGGCTCCATGACTTCTACCTGGCAATGGCCAGGGAACACCGCCGGATGAGGGAGTATTACCAAATGGATGACCTCTACCCGGAGCGCTACAAGCTCAAGGAAAAAGGCATTGACGTTGAAAAATGGCAAGAGGAGGTGTTGCGAGATGACCCCTAAACCCTGGGAAAACGGTGAGGGCTACCCTGACCCCACCGCATACAACGCCCTGCGGCCTATCATGCAGGAGGACGCCGCCCTGGAGGGAAAGGTCAATTTTCTCATCAAGGTGCTCAAGTTTATCATAGCGGAAAGCGGCTTTGAGCTGCTGGCCCGCATTGAAATCAAGGACAAAAAGACCGGGAGGTGTTTTAGATGAAAACGGCTGACAATGCGGGGCTGTGCCAGGTCATTGAGGCCATCGGCCTGCCCGCTGTGCTGGAGCAATGCGCCGAGGAGCTGGCCGAACTGACCCAGGCGGCGCTCAAAATGGCCAGAAAGCTCCGGGGAGAAAATCCCACGCCGATGACACACGCCCAAGCGGCGGAGCATCTGCATGAGGAGCTGGGAGATGTCCGCCTGTGCCTCAAGGTCCTGGATGTCGCCATGGGCGGAGATAACACCACCGCCGTGGAGGCGGAAAAGCTCCAGCGCTGGCTGGACCGATTGACCCCGGAACGAGAAAAACCAGAGTAAGAGGTGCCGCCCCATGCAATATGACCGCAAAATAACGATCTCCGCCGGGAGCAACCGGCGGGCTATGACCTGGCAGGCCCAGACCATGCTCATCTCAGAGCTGTGGGCCCGGCTCCAGGCCCCGGCCAGAGGCACGGAAACCCTGGCGGCATATCTGAATATGAAAAAGGCCCAGCAGGATGACCTCAAGGACGTGGGCGGCTTTATGGCCGGCACACTGTCCGGGCCCCGGCGCAAAGCCAACAATGTGACCGGGCGTGATGTCATCACCCTGGACCTGGACAACATCCCCTCCGGGGGCACGGAGGATGTCCTGCGCCGGGTGGAGGCCCTGGGCTGCGGCTATTGCATCTATTCCACCCGTAAGCACAGCCCAGCGGCTCCCCGCCTGCGTGTTCTGCTCCCCACGGACAGGACCATGACGGCGGATGAGTATGAGCCCTGTGCCCGCAAAATGGCGGAGTACATAGGCCTGGAGCTCATGGACCCCACCACCTTTGAGGTGTCCCGCCTCATGTATTGGCCGTCCTGCTGCGCTGACAGCCAATACATCTATGTGTGGAAAGACAAGCCCCTGCTCTCTGCCAACGGCCTGCTGGCCAAATACGATGACTGGACCGACTGCACCGCCTGGCCCCAGGTGCCGGGCGCTCTAAGCCTGCCCAAGCTGGCCGTCAAGCAAGGTGACCCGGAGGGCAAGACCGGCGTGGTGGGCGCTTTCTGCCGCACCTATGACATCTACCGGGCCATGGATGAGCTCATCCCCGGCATCTATGAGCCGGTGGACAACATGCCGGGCCGTTACACCTACCTGGGCGGCTCTACCACCGGCGGCGCTGTCATCTATGACAACGGCAAATTCCTCTATTCCCACCACGCCACCGACCCGTGCAGCAACCGCCTGGTCAATGCCTTTGATATGGTCCGCCTCCACCGCTTTGGGGACAAGGATGATGAGGCCCAGCCGGGCACCCCCACCAACCGCCTGCCCTCCTACAAGGCCATGTGTGAGCTGGCCGTGGAGGACAAGGATGTGGCCGCCTTGATGAGCCAGGAGCGCTACCAGGAGGCCGTGCAGGACTTTGAGGGCGTCACCGGCACCAACGATGAGGACCCCGCCAACTGGATGGGCAAGCTGGCCGTGAACACCCAAACGGGCCTGTCCAAGTCCACCATTGACAATGTGTGGATTATCCTGGAGCATGACCCCCTCCTCAAAGGCAAGTTTGCCCTCAACCAGTTTGCAGGCCGTGGTGAGGTCCTGGGGGCCCTGCCCTGG